ACTACCAATGGCTCCGCCAAACTATAAAGTTCTGGGTATTGAGAAAATTTGTTCAACAGTGTATTTTTCAATTGATATGAAACATGCTTGATATTTGTAACTCCTGTGGCCTGTTGAAACAACAAAGGTATCGGATCTCCAAATCGGGTTGTGCCAAAGTTATTTTTATGCCAATCTACGAGCTGATCCAAATAAAATAGATTTAGATATCCCCAGACACAATTGAGTTTGAATAGGTGGTTGTGTGGCATGTTTGCATGGTACCACTGCAAATTTTCACACACAGATTGGAAACTGGCGCCGGTGCGTTGATATTCAAAACGAGATCCAATATCATCGATGCTGAAATAAAGTTCAATTAATTTACATTCTGACCACAACGCCAACACATCTTCGTCGACTCGCACAGTGCCATTGGTGTTGTAAAAAACTCTTATGTCTGACAATCCTTTGATTTTTTTTATTCTTTTGAGTAAATTCACATGAGCCGCTGACATCAAAGGTTCGCCGCCGCCGTGAAAATGTATGGTTAACACATTAGATAAACTTGAATCACTTTCTATTTCAATCTGTTGATTTTTCTTGTATTTGAATTGTTCACTGTTGGCATTGGGCTGTAGTTTTTGATAATCTGGTATCCATTGTGTGCTGTTGTGTGGTCCACAGATCACACATTTTAAATTACATAGATTTCCTACGCTGTAATCAATTCCTTGAGGACCTGACAAGTCAATTTGTGTGTCGTTGTGCCAGTTTTCGTAAATGTCAAAACTTGCAAGTCTTCTGCTTGATAATCCTTTTTGTTCTTGTTCATAACAAGATTCACACCCCGGAACTGGTAAATCTTGATTGATCAAATCTATGATTTTTTTGCGCTCAGGATTTTGCCATGCTGCATCCAAATCGATGTTCTTAGAATGTGCGTAATATCCTTTGTAAAAACTGCAAGGATTATAGGATATGTTTTCATTAAAGGACCAAATTGAAATATTTTTAAATATTTCATAACAAAAATATTTTTTTTGTGTCATGTGGTCTTTATCTTACCCAACAACTGTTTTAGTTTGGCGCTTTGTACGTCGGCGGTTATTTTACCAGAGTCAATGATTTCTTCCTGCGGTTCCTGAGAGCTAATTCTGCTTTGTGTTTTGATACTGGTCAAAATGTCAGGTTTCTTGAAACTGTTTACTGGGCCTGCTTCTTCACCTGGGTCAGTGATACGCATGGTTTCAATGTTGTAGTCCAGGTCAATCTTTTGTCCCACTCCTGTTGAACTACGCGATTTCATACACTGTATCTGATACTTGCCACGTTCACGCATGGCTCTACTTGTAAAGATACCAAACACGTTGTCTGCTGTGTTGATCTTGCTGATTCCACCCGAAATATGGCTATGATCAAATTCTATTTCTTCCACTGCACTACGATTTAACTGCGACGCTGTCACAAACAACACATTGAGCTCTTTGGCCAAGTTACGCAATTCTTCTGAAACATATTTGTCTTTGACAAACAGATCATTTGGTGATACCTTGGCACTCACAGGCATCAGCAAGTCCAAGTAATCACACATGACAAAGTCAACTTTAAGTCCAGTCTGTACCTGCACTTCTTTGATGTAACTGCGTATGTCGTTGATGTTGCTCTGTGCTGGCAAGGCCTTGATACGATACTGTCCGGCTTTTTTGCTCACAAGTTTGACCTTGAGTTCAGTCTGATCAATATCCTTGCGAATCTCCTTGGTGCTCATTCCTGCTAACATAGCATCAGTTCTCAGGGCACACAGTTCTTCACTGAGTTCTAAACTGATATACACACCAGACAGTCCAGCCTGTAGCCAACTTAGTGCAATGTTCATCATTACAAGACTCTTGCCTGATCCAGATCCACCTGCGAATATGTTCAATTCGCCTCTGCTGAATCCACCATACAAGATCTTGTCCATCTGTGGCCAACCCGTGGATACTTGTCCACCGCTATTAAAGTATTTGTTGATACGTGCTTTGGGATCAGACCAGTAGTCTGTGCCCATGTCCTTGGTCAAGCTGATCTGCACCGCATCTTTGATCAGTTTCTCCACAGGATCATACTCGCCTTTTTCCAACAAGTCTGCACTCTTTAGGATTGCCCGCTCTAGTTCTTGGCGTCTAGTAAAGCCTTCAAACTCGTCCATGAACCATTCGAAATGACCTTCATTCAAATCTGGAATATGATTCAAGGCAATGCCAGTGGAGGCCTTTATTTGTTCCGCGGTGGGCAACGTTTTGTGATCGTCGCTGTGTTGGGCGATAAACTCAGCCGCAGGTCGTAGACTTCTATCAAAGTTCTCGGGATTGTAGATGTTCTGCACACGCACATAGCTTTCTGCGTCCTGCAACATCATTTCTAAGAATAGGCGTTGGACTTCAAGTCCGTAATCTTTTAACAAGTTGTTTTTTCCTTAGTTCTATTTTGATTCGACTGGTTTCTCGGGCCTGCAAGATAGTTATCAAGGTTGCCAATCTTCCCCAATGAATCACAGCATCGTTGACATCTTTGACATCCGCAGGCCACTCAGGCATGCTTACACTCCATCCAAGTTCTACTGCACGATCTACCAAGCGCATGCCAGGCTCGTCCTGGTCAGGTACTACTACAACGTCACGTCCTAGGTTGCGTATCAGTCTTGCCTGGGCATCGTTGACATCGGCATGCAACACAGCCAGTCCGTTGATACTGAGTGCATCAAATACTCCTTCGACCACTATGGCATACTGCCAGTTGGCGTTCTGTAAGTCTGTACCAAACACATAGCCGGGCTGTATGTCCTGTATGTACTTGGGCGTACGGTCATCCAGGAATCTGGTGGTATGGCCCACCACCTGATTATCATGCGTGAATGGAACTACAATACCAGGACGCGGCATAGTTTTATACAGAAACGGATAATCCAAGGGCAGTTTTCTACTGTTGAGATATGCTTGACCTGTGGCACTGAGTGGTTGTGTATCTGCTGGCAGGTCTCGATCTTCAAATCCAATGTTCTGCAAATGATTCACTATGGCCTGACGTTCACCTAGCAGGCCTTCGATGCTCTTGTGTTTGAGACTTTCAAGATTAATACGTTCAATTTCTTCTTGCGGAACATTCATCCATTCTAATAGTTTTCGGGCTTTGAATGTGACGTTGCGACCTAGCACAAAGCTGGCAGTGAATCCACAGTTGAAACAGTGGTAGGACCATGACCCATCCGTGCCGGGTTTGATACCGCCACGTTGCCTCTTGTCTTGTGTGTCGCCGCGATGCACACAACAGGGTGCGTTGAAACTGATCCAACCGCTGGTTGTTTGTTTTCTTTTGGCTGGCAGGAAAGAGATCACATCAATCATGCTACGATTATAGCATGTTTTTTGGACAAAATCAATCGTTATCGGTACAGGAGATTTTCTACGTAACCGGTGCTGATGATCACAGCCGCACCTTGATTTTGGGGAGCCACAGGATACTGTCCACCGCTGCCACTGATCATGGCATTGGGCACACGCCAGTAACCACTGCCACCGTCGATCACATTGATGGCCGTGACTGCGCCTGTGGCTGGATTCCATACCGCTTCGGCTCGGGCACCCGCACCGGTGCCCACAATATTGACCTTGGGAGGTGCTAGATATCCGGTGCCGTTGTTGTTCATGATGATACTGGTAACCACACCGTCGTTGCAGATGGCATAGGCCGAAGCTGGACTGGGTGTGGGGTAGTTGGGCACACTAAACAGGCTGCTGTCAAAGCAGGCACGTATGATGGGATACCAACCAATCACGTTCCAATATATGGTTCCAGTCTTGTTGAGATAGGTAACACTTTCTGTGACATTGTAAAATATGCTCTGATAATTTTCAGCGGCCTGGAACTTGATGGTACCGGTATAACCCACCAGATCCATCTGCACAGTGGTCACACTATTCCGGGGTTCAATGAAACTGCTGAAATACTGTGGATTGAGATAGCTGTTGAAAAAACTACCGCCATTGGGATTGCCTGCCCAGTAAGGGCTGGCCGGCCAGTTTTCGTAGCCAGATCCTTCCACGCTGAACTGGGCTGAAAGTTTTGTGGTGGGTATGGTCAAAGGCGAGCTGGGCACATGCTGTGGCAATATGGAATCCACGATGTCCAAGGGCGCACGAGCACCAGCTTGTGCATCTACAAACACTGCTTCAGTCAAGTTTCCGCTGGTCCTGCTGATGCTATAGCTGGCAGGTTGTGCTAGTACCTCCAGCAACTGCTCTGCGGTCAGTGTGACCTTGACTCGGCCCGTAGGAGCATTTAATATGACCATGGGCTCTTGTATCAATACCTCGTCGCTTTCAGTGTTGATCACACGAAAAATAAATGAGCTACCGGTGACGTTGACCGGCTTTTCTTGCTGATTGATAAACTCAAACAACAACACATTGTCAACACCTTTGTTTATGGTCAGTCGTTTTGCGTACACAGGATCATACCTATAGATAAATGTTTCGCCCGCACCGGTATCCATGAGCAGGACTCGGGCTATCTGCTGATAAACGTAGGCTTGGGTAGAATACATACAGAGTATTTAGCACTTTTAGATTTGCCCGACAAAACCGTTTGGTAAATATCTCAAGATATGACCAACGACCTATTTGCCCGACTGGCTGAAAAATATCCATTTATTTCATTGTGTGTGTATGCCAGCACCGAATATGTGGGTATCATACAAAATCAAGATGATGCAATTACAACTATCTATGATTTTGGTGCCATACAAGATGTGGCTGCAAAACGCAGATTTTTAGAGCTGGCAAATGTATGGTGGTGGGAAAGCAATCGTAGCATACCCATCAACATATTTCTCAAAACAGAATGGGATCCATTCCGCGGGTACATCAGGACTTTTGTCAACAAAGATCTTGAAATCTTGCATGGTCCTGTGTGCAGTTTGAGCGAAATGGCTCGCAAAAAATCAAAACGCAAAAGTATTACTTTGGTACGACGGGTTGATTGAGCAGGTTCATATGCAAGGCCACCAAGGCAGCATAGCTGACAGCATGACTTTGTTTGAACACAAATCCTTGACTGGCGTCGCCGTCCCAGACTGAAGCAAAAACTTGATCCCAAGGGCGACCTTGTAGGTGTGCTTTGCCTGGTCTGATTATGCTGATAAATGCTGCCATTCTGGGTATGCTATCAGGGCGCATGGTTTTTAACAGTTCTGTGTAGTTGCCCACGTGGACCAGTTGGCTTGACCAATCAGAGTCGGTCCATAGTCGTGACCACGGTGGTTCCAGGGCCAGCATTTGATCGTAGTGCGCTTGATCCTGGATCAATTTGTACACGGTCATATTCAGCAAATCGATCTTGAAATAGCCCAGTTGTTCGGCACTTTCATAATCTATAGCAGCACAAGCATTGACAGGATCATAGGGAATGTCTGTCACATACACACCCGAGTTGTGTCTACGAACTTGTCCTTGATGTGTTTGCCTAGCTGGTGTGGTGTTGATCAACTTTAACAATTGATCTCTATCAGCTAAATCTAAGTCAATATCTGCGCTCATAAATTGTTTCTATATATTTTATTAATGTGTTAGCTATGTTTTTATTTGATTCTATTCCTGGGTGCACCTTATCCTCTGACGCATCCACAATAAAATCTGCCATCCAACTTGCCGGAACAAATTCTGGCATATCATAAAAATAAAGTTGATCTAATTTAGAATATATTTCGTTGTGCTTGTAGTCAGCTAGCCAAAATACTAATTTTAATTTTTGTGCTCGAGCGATTGTTACTATTGCTCTTATTTTACACAACAGTTCGTAAAATAAAAAATCTTTATGATAAACCTCCAGCATTGCCCGATGAAGATTTTTTTCAATCTGTGAAGTGGACAATAACAATGGAGATAATTTTTTAACAGTGTCGCAATAGTGTAATCGATCTAATACAGTAAATTGTAGCACTACCAGTTGCCCAGAATAGAAATCAAGTTGTGTAAATCGATCAAATATCAAATTGTTACTGCCGCCACTTTGTGATAAATTTAATAATTTTTTATTAAAATGATTGGCTACTACAGTAGAATAATGTGTGTCAGCGTCAGACAATCCAACTCCGGCTGTAAAACTGCATCCTATAAATATTGCGTGATCAGGTTCAACAGTTATATTCTGTGACCACCTGTAAGGATCAAATTTAATCAACTCAAAGTTTTTTACATTTTTATATTTTAGATTGTAGTCCTTAAGCCAATCTAAAAAATCATAATACGAATCTTCATCAAAAAATTCATCTTTGTTTGATTCTGCCCAATAAACCTCATCTGCATTTTTTAATACAATTTCAAGTATAGCATGGTCTGGAATATCTTGTATACAGGTATGCCCAATTAATTGACCATGATCTATTTTGGTCACTAATACACTTGCTGGGAGTCCGAGAGTTTTATAATATTCAGCAGTGTTGGCATGATTGCTACCTACAATAATAATTGTTGACATCACCAACCTGCTTTCTGCAACATATCACGCACATATTCCTGATCAGCCACATAGTCTGCGAACTTTTTTGTCCATACTTCACTATCAATATAAGGCCACAACATGGCTATCTGTGTGGCATCTAGTTCCGACAAAAATTTTTGTCCGCTTTCACAATTATAAATGATCCAAGGACTGATACGTCCGGCGGTCACAGCATAGACCATGGCATTGGTATTGCCATATCGCAGACAATCTTGGGTTGGATTACCAGTTTCCTCACTCCAACTGATCGCAAATTCCATGGCACGGGCCAAGGCATCGTTGACATTTTCCACCCGCAAGTAATCAACAAGATATTCGGTGTACATGACATCGGTGCACCAGCGATCAATTTTTTTATTGTTCTTCAACAACCACTCAGTGAATCTAGCTGGATTTACCGTCTTTACGTCCACACAATATCTACCAAATTTAACAAAGGCTCTGTAGTACGGACTTTCGCAAAAGTCATCGTAAGTTTTGAGACGAGCCGATCCTTGTGTGAGTTCATAAAACTTGAGATAAGCATTAAAGCCCAGCCTGACTCCTGCTTCATCTCGTTCCTGTCTGCGTCTGCGTGGTTCGCAAGAATGCACTGCAAGGCTGGCTTCTCTCACAAAGTCCTTTTTACAATACTGACAGGTATAGGTCATTTTTTGATATCTTGTCCACTGGCTTTCAAGTAGGCATCTATATCTTTTTTATCGTTGATCCGACTCATCAATTCCACTTCATCATCTTTTAAATGCGGATACATTTCAGCCAATTGTTTTTTAACCCCGCTGACACCGGCTTCTCGTTTCTTTGGAGCGATCCACGGATGACGTTGTGTGCCCAGTCCAGGGCTGACTGTGGTAGCTGTGAGCCACTGCAAGCGAGGATGTCGATTGATGTCGAAAAATCTTTTGTTTAATCGCTCGTTGGTGGCGATCACATAAAACTCTTGCAAGTCTCTCGAACCTTGAACTGCGCTGCCCCAACGAATCATGAGATAGTTTGAGAACTTCTTGCGTTCTTCATCGGTAAGGCTGTCATAGAACTCACGGTTCTTGCGATCAAACTGGGCCATTTCATTTTGTATACTGAGCTTGTCCACTACCAGGCCTGATTATAGTTGACTACTTCACAGTTGCGACTGATATCTTTGACAAAGTACACACATTCGGGCTTGGCACCTTCACTGATGGGCACACACAGCATCTGGCCATTTTTAAGTTTGGGCGCATACCAAGTGACCTCCTGATACACATCAATGATTTCCACATCCAGGAAACTGGGTCTAAAACTCGTGAGTGGGTTGAACTGGAATGCCTTGAATCCACGATCGTTGATGGCTGTCAAAGGTAGCACTTCTAGGTCGCCCAGATCAGGTTCTCCAATCAGGATCTGCCAGTCCACGGGCATACGTACACGATGTTCGCCAATGCGTAGCACCAGAGCTGGCGCCGTGAAGCTTTCCAGGAAGATCAAGGGTATGTAGTGATAATCGGGATCTTTAGGATCGCTGTTATCAAATATAGCAAAACGCATGTCATCAACTTCCTCAGGAAGATGATCTAGTTCAAATGGCTCGTTGTCCAAGGTTAATATTCTCATACTTTGATTATAACATATTTTGTCACAAGTGCAACCTTTATTTCCATTCCAGTTTTTCTTGGGTAAATGGGTAGTTGGCTTCGCGATAGAATGTTTTGCGTTTGGTCAGATGTCTTTTGGCAAATTTACAGGTGCTAGTCACATCCCAGATTTGCACATGATCTTTGTCTTCGGCTTTTCGTATTCCTCGACCGATGGATTGGATGACACGGACAAAACTCTTGCCAGGCTCAACCAGTACCAGATTAAAAATCCTAGGCAAATTAATACCCACAGCGGCAACACCGTAGGTGGCAACAATTATCTTGCCGGTGCTGGTGGCTACTTCGTCGTACTCATCTTGTCTTGCCTTGGCTTTGGTAGCACCACTAACAAACACTGCCATGTCTCCCAGCAAGTCCACCAGGGCATGACCCGCGGCCACACGATCTACCAAGACCAAGGTATTGCCAGTGGCATTGACCTGTGCTATCAATTGTGCTATGGTTTTAAGTCTGTCGGGTTCTTCTAACAGGAACTTCAGTTCGCTTTGATAGTTAGAGAACTCAGCATGGTCAACCAACTGTACCACGTTGACATGACACTGTGCCAATACACCACGATCCTGTAATTCGCTGGCACTGAGTTGATTGATCACAGGACCAAGACTACACTTCAAGGCCTGGAACTCAAAAGGTTCTTTGGGTATGGTTCCTGTGAGTCCCCAACGCAGTGGTATCCGGGCCATCACACCTGTGAGCAGGCTCTTGAGTGCATCGGCTTTGGCCATATGCACTTCGTCAACAATAACGCATACCACATCTTCCAAGAACTCACCTATGGTAACATCGCCTACACTGTTCTTTGTGTTCTTCAACAGCACATTCAGGCTTTGCCATGTACAAATTGTGTGTTGGCGACCCCACTCCTTGCGATCACCAAAGTAAACACCAACATCCTGTTGCATGTTGATGT